GGGGCTTTTCCTAGCAGGCGCACCGTAGCACGAAGTGTGCCAACCGACTTGGCACGACGTTTGCTAGGTAGCAGGAAGCGTGCCAACCTAGGGCGACGATAGTTTTTTGAATTGGGGACCCCAAAACCGGAAACTATCCTTTCCGCAGACTTGGCATGGGACCTGCTGGGGAGCAAAGAGTGTGCCAACCTAGACTTGGCATGGGACCTGCTTCCCTTAGCGCAGGTAGGGAAAAACCTTTTGAGAAAGATGATGACACTCAGATGGAACCTGTGACATTCTCTCTTTGCCGCAAGTGAGCGGCACCAAAAAAACACACTATGGCTATCCAAATCGAAAACATCCGCGCCGGTCAAGTCGCCACGGTCCTGATTCAAGGCGAGCACAAGATGAACAAGGGCGGAAGGGCGGGAGTGCCGCTCAACCCCTTGACGGGAAGAGTCACAAGAGACCACAGAGTCGTCGTCAACGTGGCGGGAATCGGCTCTTACAGCCGCCGCTTGGAAAAGGACGGACGGGAGCCTGTCGGAAAGCCGACTTGGTGGGAATGGGTCAAGGACGGCGTGGCTCGCCATAAGACGGACGGGAACCTTTACCTTGTCGCCTTGCCAAGCAAGGCGGAAAGGACAATCCGATACCTTGTTGACGGACGGGAAGCTACTCCCGAAGAAATCGCCACGATCCGGGAATACACTCCCGACAAGGACGATCCCGAGTTCCTGCTTTTCAGGCTTGACAGCGTGGCGAACGTAGAATAGCCAACGCAACCCCGCCCACACGGCGGGGTTTTTTGTGCCCTGATTCTGTCTTGACATCCCCCCCATTTTTGAAAATAATGCCCGACATTTTTCAAATAGTAGGGCGGGGGGGTCTAAAAATCATTCTGCCCTTAATCAATAAAACCTTCTTTTATTAATATATCACTCTATCATTCTGCCCCTTTTATACTATTTGTTCTTTTATTAATATGCCAATTAAAACAATCTATCATTCTGCCCTTCTTCTATTAATATACCTCTTGTTAATGTATCCCTCTATCATTCTATCCTCATTTACTAATTCTTTCTTTTATTAATGCACCTATTAAAGAAATCTATCCTCTCTCTCCTTCTCTTAATTAGTATATCCCTCTATATAAGACCCCCCCCTATTTCTCAAAAAATAAGGCCAAAAGGAAGACCCAGAAACTTTGCAAGGTCAAAAAATCCCCGGACCCCCCTGTGAAAAATACCTTTTTTAGATATAGCTTGTGTAGATATATCTAATGTTAATCAAGTGTTCTGTCTGTAACATAGAAAAAGAAGAAACAGAATTCAACAGAATAAAAGGCAAATGCAATCCTTGNTGTCANATCCTAGAATACGAGAGAGATAAGGGGAGGATGAATGACTCTGAAAATGGAGAAAATTACTATCTAAGGAAAGTAATCCTTCGCCATGCTAAAGAGAGGTCAAAAAGAAAAAAATTAGAATTCAATCTCACTCTCGCGTACTTGATAAGTCTTAAAAATAATATCTGCCCCATTTTGGGTTGCGAAATACTATATAAGTCAGGAGTAGATAATAAAAGATCTGCATCTTTAGATAGGATAGACCCAAATAAGGGTTATGTGACGGGCAATGTTAAGATTGTTTCTTTTGAAGGCAATACGCTAAAAAATAAAAACGATATCCGCTCTTTGCTTAAAACAATAAAATACATGATGAATTCAACTCTCCCAGAAGACAGACCTGAAGAAGTGCGACAGGAATTAGCGGATCTTGCTAAAGACTTTTAGTAGTTCTTCTTCAAAATATTTATCTCCGCTATATTCAATATTTATTTGTTTTGTATTTTGCTCGCTTTTAATTACAATAGTAATATATGGCAAATCATATTTCGCGCAAGTCATTGAAGCGAGGGCTACTAGACAACCATCACAAATCTTCATTTGTTTCCCATCTTCAGCAATCATATTAAAATAAATGAGTTTACGAGCAGTGAAGAATAATAAATAATCCTCTTTACTATATGATAGTTCGCAACCCTCACAACAGATCTTCTTCCTGCTAGTATTAGGGTCAACAACTATTGCTCGAAATTTATTCCTCATTATATATAATACATGTAATTAAAACAGTAAGGCTATCAAAATGTCAAAAAAAGATAACTCCCCACACGTTACTCAAAAAGACAAAGTCAAAGATGATTTTGAAATTCGCAAACTAAAATGGACCCCGAAACAAGAACAAATTATAGAAGCAGCCCTAGATAAGACTACTAATATAGTTATCCTAGATGGCCTTCCCGGTACAGCAAAGACACTACTAAGTGTTTATTGTTCTCTAGAATTACTAAAAGCAAAAAAGATTTCTGATATTGTATATATCCGATCCCTAATTCAAAGCACAGATGGCCAAACTGGCTTCTTGACTGGCGATCTAGATGAAAAGACTTTCTTTTATAACGTGCCTCTGTTCGATAAATTACAAGAATTACTAAATAAGTCTGGCATCGAATTACTAAGTAAGCAAGAGAGGATTAAAACTTATCCTGTTTCTCTCCTTCGTGGATATACCTTTAACGTTAATTCTGTTATCTTAGATGAGGGTCAGAACATGATGTTTGACTCTCTTGTAACGGCGGCAACCCGAATGGGTAAATTTAGTAAGTTATTTGTCTGTGGTGATACTATCATGCAAAATGACCTAGGCAAGAAGTCTGGGTTCAAAGAGTTCTGCGATATCTTCCAAGACCAAGAGAGCCGAGATAATGGCATTCAATACTTTAAGCTTGGGCCAGAAGACATCATGAGAAGTGGTATTGTCCGCTTTATTGTTGAAAANATCACTAAACATAAATCAATCATCCATTAAACTTTTGNTTCATCCTTTGGTGGATGAGTCTTGACAAAGTATTAGCGCATTTAGTCACTTTTGTTTCTGATTCTTGCCAAAAAAATGCGTGTAATACTTCATGTATTAGTATATTGATTGTTTTCTGTTTACTTAATGTAGGATCAATTTTAATATTTGCATGCTCCGTCTCTGGAGAATCGCATATGCCATAGAGCCCCGTAGGCGGCTTGACCCAATCGATGCTGTATTCAATCTTTTCATGATTTTTAAACGAATATTTCATCTTATTTGTAATTACACTTGCTTTTTCACTGTTATTATACTATAATGAATTAATGAATTATGCAAAAAATTTACTGCTCTCACTGCGGAAATCCTAATCTATATACTCAAGCAAAGCCGAAGTTTTGCTCTTCATGCGGCACACCATTCTANGGTACTGTCGTAGAAAAGCCCCAAGATAAGAGAGTGATAGAAAATAAAGTTCGCGCACAACAAGAGAATAATTCTGATGATGATGATGATGAGGGAGATGGCTCTAGCGGAATTCCTGAATTAATAGGCGGGCTAGATGTTGATATTGAATTTGATGTACCGAGAAGAGAATCTCTTTCTAAGATTGCTGGCACTGTACCAGATCAACTACTCCAAGGGCAAGAGAGATTTGCAGAAAAAGTCTCTGCCAGAGAGATGATGAAGATATTCAAACAAGAAGCTGGCACATTAAGGCAAAAATAAAATGATTCAAAAAGTCCCAAAAGAAACCTTTGAAAAGAACATCGCTATCGTAGACGAAGAAATTCGAAAACGCAAGAACAAATGGACCCTTGCTGCGCTGTCTTGGATTGATTTCGAGGACGTTGAGCAAATACTAAGGATTCATATTTACAAAAAATGGAGTTTATATGATCAAGAAAAACCTCTTGCCCCTTGGTTAAATATCATCATATCTAATCAAATAAAAAACATTATAAGAAACAACTATGGTAATTATGCTAGACCTTGTCTGAAGTGTGCGGCGGCAGAGTGGGATGATTCTTGTTCAATATATGGAGAACAGTGCAAGAAGTGCCCACTGTATTCCCATTGGGAGAGCAATAAAAAAGATGCTTTTAATACAAAAATAACTCTTCCTCTTGAGAATCATATCAAAGAAGTCCATGATATGACTAACGAAGGTTTTGACCTTCTAAGGAGTACTGAAAGTTTATCTTCAGCGTTAAAGAAAGTCTTAAAGCCAGCAGAGTGGACGGTATATGAGATGCTTTGCTTAAAGAACCAAAGAGAAGAAGAGGTGGCAAGATTATTAGGGTTCAAGACTACTGAAAAGAATCGTTCCCCCGGATATAAACAGATAAAAAACTTAAAACGTTCCATTCTTATAAAAGCCAAGAAGTGCATTGTGAATGGAGAAGTGGAAATTTATGGCTGAAAATGAAAATCAACCTCAAGAACTTAATGATCAGCAGAGGCTGGCAATTTTAAATGAGTGGAACAACCGCCCTTCTAATCCTCCTTCTCTGATTGAACTTGTTAGGGTTGCTTTTCCTGACGCTGAAGGCGCAGACGGTAGAAGTTGGCACGGCAAGAAGGTTAAAGAGTTTTTATCAACAAGACAAATTAAAGCAAGGGCTTCATACGAATACTTAGCAAAAGATAAGATTGAATTGTCTCCAGAACAAAAAGAGTTTGCTGCTAATAATGCAGGATCGATGGGCGCACTTGAGATTACTAAAAATGTGTTTAATAATCAAAATCTTACTAGCCTCAGTCAAGAGACCCGTACAGTAATAGACTTTATTAAGACCCTTGATCAAAAAGTAATTCAAGCAGGTCCAGTCTCTCAAAGAGAGACAGAGAGCCTTGCAGATTCTCAATACATGCCGCCAAAGACTTTTGAGCGCATGCTTTTTCGTGTCAATAGGTACGTCCATGAAGGTATTGATAAAGACAAAGTCACTTCGCGCCAGAAGGCGGCTATTAATGCCATCATTGGATATATGCATACTTATCGGTTCTTGCATCAAATAAATAGTTACTCTTCTAATATTGATCGTGAGTTATTAGAGAGTTCTTTTGTTCGCTATACTTATGACAAGCCAGACCTCACTCAAGAAGAGGTAGACCAATATATTGTCCTAGCTACTGAAGTGGTAATCTCTGCTAATATCCAAGAGACAATCCAAACCCTTCAAGATCAGATTGATATGGAAGTTGATGGGGGTGGCAAAATTCCTATGGCTCTTATTGAGGCCATCAGCGGTGCAAGAAACGAATATAATCAATCAACTATCCGTCAGCAAAAACTTCTTAATGATCTTAAAGTAAAAAGAAGTGATCGTCTTAGTAAACAAATAAAAGAGAACGCCAGTATCCTTAATTTAGTCCAGATGTGGAAAGAAGAAGACTCTCGCACAAGGTTATTGAACCTTGCTGAAAGGAGAAAGGCGATGGTCAAAAACGAAATAGACCGCCTGTCTACAATGGATGAAATCAAGTGTCGTATCTTAGGAATTTCAGAAGATGAGGTATTAAATGGCTGAAACATGTAAAATATGTCAGAAAGTTTATGAAGTAGATGCAGATTTCAATCGCCATCTAAAGGCTCATAAGCTTAGAGTAATAGAATACTATCAACAACAGCATCCTCGCTATGATGCTTTTGATAATTCAATAATCATCTACAAAAATAAAGAACAGTATTTCAATACTGACTTTAATAATAAAAACAATCTTAAGAACTGGCTCAAGGCCCAGCCTCTAGAGAAGCAAAAAGAATATTGCAAAGACTTTCTTATCAAGAGGAAAGAAAAGAAAAGCTTACAGTATACGCCCTCTCAAGTTGAGCTTCGTAGTGTATTGAGCCCAAGTGTTATTTACTTGCAAGAAATTTTTGGTAGCTATCACAAGCTTGCTGAAGACATTGGTTTTAAAAATAAATATGTCTACCCAAAAGGCTTAGACAACTTAACTCAATTACAAACCAAAGACTCAATCATTTACATTGATACCCGAGAACAGAAGCCATTCATCTTCAATATGGCATCTGAAGTTCGCACCCTTAAGTTCGGAGACTATGGATTTAGTCATCCAAGCTACGATGGCAAACTTTATTTTGAGAGGAAGTCTATTTCTGATTTCATTGGGACACTAAGCGCAGGTTACGAAAGATTTTGTCGAGAGATTGAGAAGGCAAGCGAAGCGAAAGCTAACATGGTCATCATTGTAGAAGAAAGCTTAAGTAATACTCTGTCGTTCAACCATCTGCCTCATGTATACAAGAAAGCTACAAAGGTAAACCCTGAATTTATATTCCATAACGTCAGAGAGCTAATACAAAAATATCCTCATGTGCAATTCTTGTTTGCAAAGGGGCGCAAAGAGTCTGTTAGAATTATAGAAAAGATGTTCTCTACTGATGAGAACTTTTTTAAATACGATCTGCAACTTTGTTATGATCTAAAAATGCTATAATATGTGGTATACCCCAGAAAAATATAATAGAATAATTCCAAATCTAAACGATGAATATTCTAGACTAAAAGATACTCTTGAAGACAAAGAAGCTAAGATAACTTTAGCCAAGTTCTTGCGTTCTAATATCGGCATAACTACAGAACTAATTTCTGGCATAAAATTATGGCCTTATCAAGAGATTATAATCAAGGCGATGTTGAATCGAAATTTTAACCTGAACGTATGGGGCCGTGGTGCTTCCAAATCTTTTTCTGCTGCGGTATTTTGTTTTTTGCAATGCATATTTGAACCCAAAAGTAAGATTTTAATTGCTGGTCCGACATTTAGAACAGCAAGAAGCATTTTTAATTCAATAGAAAAGATTACTGAGTCTAAAGGCGCAGATCTTTTGATGCAAGCGTTCGGCGCAAAGTCGAAACGCAATGATGAATACGATTGGTCAATAAATGAAGGCTCAATAAAAGCTATCCCTCTAAACGGCGAAAAGATTCGTGGTTTCCGTGCTAACGTACTTGTGCTAGACGAGTTCATGCTCCTCCCAGAAGACATCATTAAGAACGTGTTGATGCCATTCTTGATTGTACCGCAAGATATTAAAGAACGTATTAGCATTCGCGAACAAGAAGATGATTTAATTAGCCAAGGAGCAATGACAGAAGCTGACCGCATGGAGTTTAAGAATACTTCTAAAATGATTGCTCTCTCTTCAGCCTCTTATACTTTTGAGAACCTCTATAAGACTTACAAAGAGTGGTGTGATAATATCTATTCAAAGGAACCAACAAGTGCTACTTATTTTGTCTCTCAATTAAGTTATGAAGCCCTTCCTCCAGAGATGATAGACTCTTCAATTACAGAAGAAGCGCAAAATGGTGGAGCTTCTCACGCTTCTTTCTTAAGAGAGTATTGCGCTCAATTCACTGATGGTAGCGATTCTTATTTTAGCATGAAGAAAATGGAAGAGTGTACCCTTAAATTCGAAGAACGCCCCCATTCTCAAATTAAAGGAGATAGTGGTAAGCAATATATTCTAGCAATGGACCCTAACATGAGCGACAGTCCAAATGCTGACTATTTTGCAATGGGTATTTTAGAAATAGACCGAGAAAATAAGAACGATACTCTGGTACATTGTTATGCTGGACTTGGGAGCTTAAATACTCATATCAAATACTTTCATTACTTAATGACGAGCTTTAATATCGTTTATATAATCTGCGATAATGCTGGCGCTGATATCTTCTTCAACACTTATAATGAATCTCAATATGTGAATTCAGAATCTGAGAAGATTAAATTTATTGATTTCGATTCTGATCTTGAGGGTATTGAATATTCAAGGATGGTCCAAAAAGCTAAGAGCAAATACAACCTTGAGAACAAGCAGATAGCAGTCACGCAGGTGTTCACCACTACATTCATCAGAAGAGGCAACGAAAATCTACAAGCAGCGATTGATTATAAGAAAATTTGGTTCGCTTCAAAGACTATAGCTAATGAAACGTTCTTCAATGAAGAGATTAATAAGAGAATTCCAGAAGAGATTATATTCGTAGAAGAGAACAAGGACTGGAACAAACTAGACTTAATAGAACACCAAGACCTATTAGTTTACAACACCAAGAAACAATGCTCATTAGTTGAGTTTACTACTAGTAGTCGTGGGTCTGTTAATTTTGACTTGCCTCAACACCTAAAGCGTTCCAATTCTCCCAATAGAGCAAGGAAAGATAATTACACTGCTTTAATGTTAGCGAAATGGGGTTCCAAATGTTATAATGACATTATGACTACTGAAAATAAAATAGTAGCTGCGGGATTTACACCAATTTTAATTTAAAATGTGTAATTAATTATTAGGCTTATGGCAAAGGTTAAAAAAGAAAAAATTGAGGAAGCTTCTTTCGCTCCAATGATGGTGGAAGGCTCTACTCCTGCTCATGGCGGAGTAGCAAGCAGAGTCACTGAGACGAGAAGCCGTAGAAATGCTGCATCAACCATTGAGAGAACAGATCGTTTTCGCAATATCGATGAAGGCATGGTGCCATTTAACTATGCCACTGGCTATAACTATAATAAATCCAACATTGACGTAAGAGATACAGTGATCTTGTGTCAAAAAGCTTATTATAACTTTGGTCTATTTAGGAATACAATTGATCTGCTATCAGAGCTTTCTTGCGGAAACCTTCATTTGAAAGGCGGAAATAAAAGTGCAAGAGATTTCTTTCAAGCTCTATTCAATAAGATAAACATCACTGCTCTTCAAGACAAATTCTTTAGAGAGTACTACCGCTCTGGAAACGTTTTCATCTATAGATATGACACTACAATTAAAGAAGAGGATATATCTAAAATTAGTCAAGTTTTTGGTTCGCAAGCTTTAGCCGCAAAGATTTCTTTACCTTCTAGGTACATAATCATTAACCCAGCAGATGTTCAAGTCAATGGTAACCTTTCTTTTAATAGGGGGCAGTATTATAAAGTACTAACTGATTACGAACTTGAGCAAGTTAGAAATCCAAGGACAGAAGAAGATAAAGAGATACTAAACTCTCTTGACCCTCTTGTTAGAGAGCAAATTTTAAAAGGAAAAGCTACAGCGGTCCTACTTCATTTAGACACAAAGAAGTTTTATGCTGTATTTTACAAGAAGCAAGACTACGAGCCCTTTGCTGTACCAATGGGATTTCCAGTTCTTGAAGATATAAGTGCTAAAATTGAAATGCGTCGTATGGATATGGCGCTTACAAGGACAATTCAGCAAGTCGTTCTCCTTATAACTATGGGAACTGAACCTGATAAGGGAGGAGTGAACCAAGAGAACTTGAAAACGATGCAAAATCTCTTTACTAATCAATCGATTGGTAGAGTCCTTATTGCAGACTATACGACAAAAGCAGAATTCGTTATCCCTCAAATCGCAGACATCCTTGATCCAAGAAAATATGAGGTGATCGATAGAGACATTAATATTGGATTAAATAATATTCTAGTTGGAAACGAAAAGTTCGCGAACACTACTACAAAAGTTTCTCTCTTAGGACAAAAACTAATACAAGCTCGCCAAGCGTTCATCACAGACTTCTTGCTGCCTGAAATCAAGAGGATTTCTAAAGAAATAGGGTTCAAAGTATTCCCTACTCCATTCTTTGAAGATATGGATCTCAAGACAGATCAAAATCTTAATAGAATTTATACTCGCCTTATGGAGCTTGGAGTTCTTACCCCAGAGGAAGGTCTTAAAGCTATTGAAACAGGAGTATTGCCAAGTCCAGACGAGTCACTCCAGTCTCAAACTAGTTTCATTAATCTAAAAGACAAAGGTCTATATCAGCCATTAATTGGTGGTCCTAAAATAGATGCCGGAAGACCAGCGGGAAGCACTGGTATCAAGCAAACAACTAAAAATGTTAAACCAGTTGGTACTTCTTCCAAGGCAAATTACAGCGTAACTAAGTTAAAAGACATAGTAGAAGCCACAAACAAATTAGGCGTCGAAGTAGAAAATATTTTAAAGAAGAAGCACAAACTTAAAAAGTTAAACGACAAGCAAAAAGAAGTAGCTCTTGACATTACGAAAATCATAGTCGCTAACGAAGAAAAGAGTAATTGGATTTCTAAAATCTCTGAGTATATAGATTCTCCTGTAGATAAAAATCAAAAGACAGTAGAAGAAATTCATGGAATTGCTTGCGAGCATCAAGTGGATTCTTATATGGCTAGTTTGCTTTACCATAGTAAAATCTAATGCCCACAAATAGAGTAATCTATAATAATCAGTTGCTGCTTGTTGGACCTGCTCCAGCAAGTGGTTATTATTTTTGTGACCCTAATGGCACTCTTTTGCCAACAGGAGTTTATAATCTAATCCAGCCCCTTAAAAGAATAAACCAATTTAGTTATCAAATCTCTACTCAGCCAGCAAGATTTACTGAAATCGGAAACGCTTCTACAATTTACGATCATAACTTAAAACCACCAGAGATAAATCTTAGCTTCAATTACAACATTAAAGATTTAAGAAATGAAGCGAGACTTGGTTTTTATGTAAATCTTGGGCTTCCAAATTTAGATCAATTTGATGGCGGGCAAACTTATCCTAGTGGAAATATCTTATCAGGATTCGCTTTTGGAGATCAAGGGTTCGCTTATAATACTAATTTAACGATACCGACGAATAACACATTCAAATACCCATTCAAATACAGAGACCAAAGAAATCTTTTCTTGTCTATTAACCCAAATCCCGCAGATGTTATTAACTCTAACCTATCTGGATTCCCTGTATTGGCTTTTGGTAATTGCTTCATCACTTCTTATGGAGTAAATGCTAAGATTAATGAAATCCCAATAGCTTCAGTTACTTGTACGGCGCATAATGTGCTTTATTATTCTTCCGGTACTAATGCTGTATCTCCATTTGTTGAACCTAAGAGTGGGTTGCTTAATACGGGAGTTCGCTTCTCTATTCCTAATTACGACACTGCATACGAAGAAATAGGTAACTCAATTTCAGTCCTATTACCCGGAGAAATCACGGTAGACGTATACGATGCGGGTTCTACTTCTAAAACTAAATCAAATGTAATCATACAAGACTCGGCAATTCAGGGTTTTAATTTTACTATCCCATTAGATAGAGAACCCCTAAAGACATTAGGCTATGTTTACCCAGTAGATAGACAAATAAATACGCCAATCACTATAGAAGGTGCTTTTTCAGCTATTTATAAAAATTTAATTTATTCAGGGGACTTAATATCAAACATAAAATCAGAATCTAAATACGATATAGTAATTAAAATGAACAAAGCCTCTGATACTATTATTAGATATGATATTAGAGGAGCGAAATTTAAAGACCTTTCTTACGACTCTTCAATCGGCGCAAATGCTGTTTTAGATTTTAGTTTTTACTGCGATATGGACCAAAATTCTTATCCTCATCCTAATGGCTTATCCATGAGCGGCTTGCTAAAAGGACTGAGCTACACAAACTTTAATACAAATGGACCATTATAATTTCCTTAATTACTAATTTTCAGTGTATAAATAATAAGCTACAAATTATGAACCTACAAGGTTTTGAAATTGAAATTATAGAGTCAAAGAGATCTGGGCCTAAAAGCTCTGCTCAGACGCCTTCCAAGCCGTCTGAAAGGCGCAGTGGTTCTGGTAAAAATCCTGCTGGTAGCGCAGGAACCAAAAGCGATAAGGCAATAGAGTTTTCTGCTAAAGTCGTAGAGATGCTTAAAAACAAAGTGAAGAATCACAATGCAAAGCATTCTAGAAAAGTTAATTTAAGTCAGTTAAAGAAAGTATATCGCAGAGGTGCTGGCGCATTTAGTTCTTCTCATCGACCGGGAATGACTAGAGGCGGTTGGGCTGCTGCGAGGGTAAATATGTTTTTAAGAATGATGTCTGGCGGAAAAGTAAAAGACTCATATAGAAAAGCAGATCAAGACGTAGCTAAAGCTTCGGAAATTGATGTTACGGGTTCTTGGGAGCCAAATGATAGTGATTTTTCTGAAGCAAATAATGATATTCAAGAATATAATCTTGATTACGATTTTGAAGACGAGAATGACTTATATTTAGATACAGAGCAAGAAAAAGTAAATTGGCTAGAATATATTTAACATGAAAACCCAAGAACTCGAAATCGATATCTCCTTTAAGATTATTGCCGCAGATAAAGAGAATAAAACTCTTAATAAGCCATTCAGAACTCCTGATGGGCCTAAAAAGTTTTCTGTTTATGTAAAAAATGACAAAGGAAATGTCGTAAAGGTTAACTTTGGTGATCCTAACATGGAGATAAAGAGAGATGATCCTGCTAGAAGAAAAAGTTTTAGAGCAAGACATGGTTGTGACAAAAACGCTGGGCCGAAATGGAAAGCCAAATACTGGTCATGCAGACAATGGAGAAGCTCTGCTCCAGTTGAAGCTTCAGCAGGGATTTCTAGTTTAGAAATAGAAGCTGGGAAAGGTCTTTGGCACAATATTCAAAAGAAGAAAGATCGTCTTGGCAAGGACTATAAGCCAGCGAAACCCGGAGATAAAGATTATCCAAAGCAAGGTGCCTTAAAGAAAGCTCAAGCAAACGAAGAAGAGTGGGATGGCGTTACTTTTTGGGATGGAAGTGAGCTATTAAAAATTTGGTCTGATTTATCAAAAGCTGAAGAAATGATAGAGTCCGAAGAGAGCGAAATGGAAGAGTATAAGAACGAATATTTAGAAATGTCAGTTAGTTCTTTGAATTCTATTAAAACTCATGCAGAGAACATTCTTAATGCTTTAGATAATGAAAAGATTAAAGGAAACTTAACAGAGTCATGGTTACAAGGGAAGATTGCCATTACTGAAGATTACATGGTAATGATTCATAACTATGTAATGTTTGCCGAAGAGTCTGATGCTAATTATATGAGTTCTGAACCAATGTTCATGGTTGGTCAGAAGGTTCGAAACGTAAACAACAAGTGTTCTCATTATGGTAGCGAAGGAATTATAAAAGAAATCAAAGACTTGCCAAATCAAATGGGTAAAGTCATTTCATACGAAGTAATTAACGAAGGCCCAACTTATAAAAAGGGTGAAGTCTTAACAAAAACAATGGATCAACTCTCTCGCGCTCAAACCTACGCTTCTTACGAAGAAGAGGAAGAGTACAAGTCAATGTGCGAAACAGAGGGGCAAAATTTCAGAGATTTCCTTCAAAAATGCATACCCTCTCAAGAGGGAACTGACAAAGAAAAATTTCAAACTTGCTTGCTACAATATAAAAAAAATAAATAATAAATAAAACAATGAAATCTTTTATTCAACATGGCGTAGCTTCGGTAAATGGCCTCGTAGCTAATTTCACTACTTCTGGTGTAGTCATTCAGCCTCCTAATAGTGGAAATTCAAGAATCTTTATCACTGATGTAGTAGCGACTAACAACGCTATTACCTTGTTGAATGCAGGTAGCACAACTACTGGCAGTATTTTGGCTTATATTGCCCAAGGCAACTGCAACTTTTCTGTCCCTATTGACGTTCCTGATTTTTCAGGCATTGCCATCGTTCCCGCCAGTTCAATCGGAAGTATTAATTATTTCCTAGAATAATATGAAATTTGAATTCTCTACAACATTTAGTTCTTCAATCAGACCATTGGTTTCTGAGGAAAAAGATAAGTATCTATCATTAGCCAGTCTTATTGATGTGGGGAATTTTATTCCTAACGTTAATGCTGAGTCTAATATGGACCTTTTGCCGATTGCGTTTAATGCCTGTGTTGTAAATCGTGTCAATAAAAATGGTGATGTAGTTGATTCTGCTATTGCTTCTGAGATGTATAAAAATTTCATCAATAAGCCAATCAATATTGAACACAATCGTGCTAATGTAGTTGGCGTTATCTTGTCAGCAGGATTTTCTGAATTTGGAACCGATTTACCCCTTACTGAAGAGCAAGTTAAAGATAAAAAAGAACCATACAATATCACCCTTGGCGGTGTTGTTTGGAAGATCGTAAATAAAGACCTTGCTAATACTATCGAAGAATCAAATGACCCTACTTCTAACAATTACATGAAGGTCAGTGCTTCTTGGGAATTGGGTTATAATGATTTTGAAGTGGCTGTATTAGAGGGATCTGAAAAGAATATTGAAAATGCTACAATCATTTCTGACAAAGAAGAGATTGAAAANATCAAAGGAAAGTTAACCGGCTTNGGTGGTAGCGGAAGNCTGAATGAAAATCAATTAATTTACCGTAAAATTAAAGGCCGAGTCCTGCCTCTTGGGGTTGGTTTAACAGCAAGTCCCGCTGCTGATGTTGTCGGTGTTAGCGTCAGAAAACCAGAATCTGAACAAATTATAGAGCAAAAAGCAGAAGAAATTTCACAAACGTTNGAATCTAATGTAATTATCGAAAGAAAGAATATGAAAATATCTGAAGTATCTCAAATTACTGATGAGTTGCTTAAAGAAGCAACCGCTTCTTCCATCAGAGACTTTATCGGAGAGCAACTTAAAGATGCCTCTGAGAAATTCGCTGCTGAAAATAAAGCTAAAGAAGACGCAATCAAGAACGCCGAAGAGAAGTTCGCTAGTCTCTCTTCAGATTCTGAAAACCTAAAGAAGGAGCTTGAGACCCTCAAGCAGTCTTTAGAAATCCTACAACAAGAAAAATCTTCCAAGGAGAAGCAAGAGGTATTCTCTTCCAGAATGGCTGGGCTTGATGAAGAGTACGATCTTGATCCCGAAGATAGGGAAGTAATTGCTAACGATATCAGAGATTTGGATGAAACTTCTTTCTCCGCCTACCAAAAGAAAATGGGCGTCCTAATGAAGGAAAAGAATAAGGCTTACAAAGCTTCAAAAACTCCAAAAGAACAGGTTAAAGAAGTCGCCTCTTCTGAAGTTAAAGAAACTGTAGCCTCTACAGAAAATGCTACTGTCGTTGATGATGCTATTAACAATGGGACTCAGCAAAATGATCAAATCACTGCTGGCATGGTTAATCCATCAAAGACTGTTAAGCAAAAATATCAATCAGCTTTTAATGACGAAGGCTTCGTTATTACAAAATAAACAAACAAATAAATATATAGGAAAACACTATGGCATATTCATCTACTAAAAGATTAATTAAACCATTTCGTGGTTATGGTGAGCATGAAGTTATCAACATGTTCGCTTTCGATCTCGAAACTGTAAACAAAGGAACTTTCGTTAAGATTCTCGGCAATGGCTGGAAAAACTCTGACGATAGTTTAAATATCACATCAGCTACCTCCGTTGGCGCTTCATACTCTAACGTCGTTTCTGATCGTTACTCTACCACCGCTCGCGTTACCACTGCTGGTACTGGCGATGCTAACAAGGTCATTGGATTGCTCCTTAATGACGTTCGCGAAACTGACGAAAACGGCGAGAAGTTGATCTTCAATCCTCGTAAGGCTGCTGAATTGAGTGCTGTTGTCTCTGGACAAACTGTACCAGTTCTCAAGCGCGGTGTTATCTTGGCTTATGCTACTGGCGCTACCGCTGGTAACAGTGCCTATATTAATACTCTCGGAGAACTAGAGTCAAATGCTTCTATTCACGGTTCTTATGCCAAAGTTGGAACTTACTTAGGCTCCGCTGACGATGATGGTTATGCGCTATTGAACCTCGACCTATAATATAACCACTAACCAATTAATTATAATATAATATGAGACTTAAATTAAAAAATACGCCAGAACAAGTAGAGCTAATCAAGAAGGTCGGTTCTCGCAATCTAGTTGAGGCCGCTGAAGCTATGGAGGCATTGGCCGCTTTCGTAGGGCCAGTTATCCAAAAGGTTCTCGCTCAAGCTGGTACTGCTAGCATGATTTACAAAGACATGGAGTTTAACGAAGACGATAGTCCTTCTTATCCTCTTGATCTTTATTACAACGAGGCCGCTGGCCTAGTTTCCGTCTGGGCTCAAAATGTTGCTGGTGGTCTACCCTCCAACTACATGGATCAACCAGTTCAAGAGTTGAAGCTCGCCACCTACCGTCTTGACTCTGCTGTTTCTTTCAATAAGAAATACGCCCGTAAGGCTCGTCTTGACGTAGTTAGTGGAGCTTTGGATCGTATGGCTCAAGAGGTTCTTATTAAGCAAGAGCGCAATGCTTGGGCTGTTATTCTAAAGGCTCTCGGCGCTGCTGCTACCTTGAATGGTCGTTCAGCTTCTT